GGATCATGGGCGATGGAATACCTGACAAAAAAACGTGGACTATCCACCAATACGCTCCGCAAATACGGAGTCAGAAGCCATATCCGCAATAGCAGCTACAACACCGATTTCTACGCATTCAAATTTGTTTCGCCCGATGGTGACTACGTTATGCTCAAAAGTGTGGGCATCGATAAGTGTGACAAAGGGAGGAAGGACATCTGGTCCACTGCTGCCTATGCCACTCTGTGGGGATGGCCCACCGTTGACGATACCGCCGATCAAATCACCATATGTGAGGGGGAGATAGATGCTATGTCCCTCGAAGACATGGGTGCTGATATGCCAGCTCTATCTATACCTAGCGGATGTTCCAACCTCGGTTGGATTGAGAATGATTACGAGGCATTGGAACGGTTTGAAACCATCTACCTCTGTTTCGATAATGATGAAGCCGGGGAGAAAGCCGCAAATGAAGTGGCCAAGCGTTTAGGTATCACCCGCTGCAAACGACTACGTGTTCCAGCTCCCCATAATGACCTCAACGATTTGCTGATATCTGGTAGTGGCCTTGGTCCTCTATATGAGAACGCCGAATCATATGATCCCAAAACACTCAAACCAGTTGACGGCATGGCTGCCGAACTTGCGGAGGAGATTGGTCGGTATCAACAAGAGAACGAACACAATCCATTCTTGTTTCCAGAACTCAAATACAGGTTTCGGAAGGGGGAGCTAACCATTGTAGGTGGATATCCAGGACACGGCAAAAGTCAGTGGCTTTACCAGAGCTGCATGCATGAGATGATCAACAATGATCGACGTGCCTGCATTGCCTCCTTTGAGATACCTAGTAAGTCTATGCTGTTCAATATGTTATGGATGCATAATGGTCATATGCCAAAGGAGGACAGTATCCAGTCTGACCTTACACAGTTTCAGGATCGATTGTGGTTCATCGAAGGTGTAGAGGGTGGAACAAATAGCTGGGAGAGTTTGCACCAAGATTTCCTGTATGCACATCGTCGATACGGTGTGGATTTGTTTGTCATCGATGCACTCATGCACATTGCGGCCAAAGATGATTGGAGCGGTCAGGAACGCATTGCGAAGGATGCAGCCAAGTTTGCCATCGATAATGATGTCACTGTTCTTTTGGTCTGCCATGCTGACGCCAAGAAAGCCGGGTCTGGACAAGTGCCAGAATTGGAGGATGTATTGGGTGGCCAGGGTATTGGTGCGGCAGCCCATGCAGCCGTTATGATTTGGCGGAATAAAGCCAAAGAAAAGGCCGTAGAGGCCGGAGAGGATGTCACAGATGAGATGCCTGATGGTCGAATGTACGTGCCAAAACAACGTGCGAATGGTGTGACAATATATCGCGATTTATGGTTTGACACTACCCGTCGAACCTTTTCACTAGAACCTAAACCTCAACCGGGAGTGGATCTCCCGTTTTAATTATGACCACAGTAACAACACGAAAACGCCTGGGTGATCCCTGGGAATCAAGTCAGGGGAATACCTATTTCCCTTTTGTCGTCAATCTCAGTGATGGCACTACAGTAATGGCCAACGGAGCGTCAGAAGATCCGTGGTGGAAAGAGGGAGTTCCCGTCATCTTTAAAGACAACGGCAACCGCACGAAGAAGGGGTTACCGAAGGGCGGCTTCGACAAACCAGAGGGCGTCATCCCGTCAGCAACCCCTGCTGCCAATCGCAGTAGTGTAGCTAACGCCGATCGTGAGATAGGGATGCGTGTAGGCATGTCTGTTAACAACGCCTGCAACCTATTGAGAGGTTCTAAGCTATCAGGTGAGGAGTTTGACTCTAAATTAGAGGCATTGGCTCGCTCTATCTATAAGGTGGCAGAACGGATTGCATCCAATCCATCGGGAGCAGAAGCNCCAGCGGCTACCGCTGACGAAGAAACTCCATTCTAGATATGCACATCTACCAGCTCCAGGACGACAAGATTAGCCTACTCACAGAGGTTGATACCATTGGTAAAATGCGGAAGGCAAAAGGCAACTTAGCTGTTTCGATCACCACCAAATTGGGTATAGCACCTAATTCGTTTCTGGATCGCTGGCGGATGCAAAAAATCTACGAACTCACCAAATCAACTCCAGAGCTGTCGTTCGACGTCATCGAGCGGCAGTCCTGGGGGATGAGGAGAGATTTGGACGGTACGATGGTGTTGAGTAGCATTTTTGGTACTCGTGTTCACGCCGAAATAGAGGCCGCCGTCCTCGCCCTCATTAGAGGAAATGATTATGACTCGGAGTACAAACAATACTACCGACCATTTTTAAAATGGATGGAAGAAAACGATGCCTATCCCACTGCCTCGGAGCATATGGTATTTGACCCGGATCTAAAAATTGCAGGTACTATGGACCTCGTTGCTAAGGTGGCTGGAAAAGTTTGTCTGTTCGATTTTAAAACCCGCGATTGTAAGGGTGCCGATCCCAAAACCAAAACCTATCCTAAAGACGCAATGCAGCTAGCAATAGGTGCCGACATCATCCAGAGACAAACCGGGTTACCCTACCACATCCCTATTTATTCGGTGATCATTGATGTAACCACCGGGCAAACGGGTGTTAAAAAGTGGACCGAAAAAGCCCAGGAGAAAGCGTTGAAAAAGGCTTTGGCCACTAACCACTACTACAACGTCATGAACGACCTGTATGCCAGTTGAGAAGCCATACAATGGCGGAGAATGGACGACTGCTAGGATGCGATCGTTTATTATGTCAGCTCTACGTAGGGCCATGTGGCCAGTTAAATATAGGGCTATCCGGGATAGCTACGTTAAGGATGGCATAAACCCCAAAACTGGCAGGAAATGCAAATTGCATCGATGCCCAGAATGCAAATCACTATTTCCGCAAAACCAAATGCAGGCCGACCACATCAATCCCGTTGTTCCACTGAAAGGATTTGATAATAAAGTGTGGTTGGAATACGATTGGAACGAATTATTACAGCGACTCTACTGTGAGGCTGACGGATTGCAGGCGGTCTGCAAATCCTGCCACAAAGAAAAGAGTTTAGAGGAACGAAAAAAAAGACATGTATATAAACGACAAAACACAATATGACAAAGCGCAGGATACCATCTCGCAGAGGCACTCTCTATCCAACATTGTGAAAACCAGACCATCAGTGCATTGGGCAAACCTATTGAAAAAACATGTAGCCGATCCTCGGATTCGAGGTTGGGCTGCGTCAATCATTTGGTGGTCCTATCCCAGCGGTAATAGTCCTGTGCAGGGTCAGCTCTTGTACGATATGATGGAGGATTTTAGGCCATCTGTGTTTGGCCAATCTGAAAAACTCAGGGCGGTATTTGACGGACTGGGTTTGCCTCAACCAACTAGATCTAGGGAAACATGATCACTCTCAATACAGCGGAACAGAGGTTGGCTAAATTTGTAGCCAAGGAACGCCACCGCCATGCTCGGAAGAATGGTGTTACCAATCGTCGTGTAGGTCCACAATCGGATCAACAAACTGACCTCGAAGGAATTGCCGCCGAAATAGCGTTTGCTCGTTTTGCAAACGTCTATCCCGACATCAATGTCGATCGAGATGAATACCCTAAATATGATGCTACATTACATGATGGCAAATTGGTGGATATAAAAGCGACCACCTACCCAACAGGTCGTCTCATAGTGGCTCCCTGGAAGGATGTTGATGCGGTGGATGCCTATGTATTGGTCATCGGTGAGTTCCCCTCATACCGCATTGCAGGAGCAATGGAGGGCTATCGCTTAATGCGTTCGCATCGTATGAAAGACCTGGGTCATGGTAAGGTGTTTGTTGCCACCCAGGATGAGCTAAAACCCTTAGATGAATTATGACAGAGTTTGAATATTTACGAATGATGGTGCAGCCAAAATCCACCTGCCAGAAAAAAGCTGTTGCTGCCGGGTGCTACGTTGGCGATCGGTTTATAACAGCCGTTAATCATTGCGAGGACACTGGACAAATCTGTCAAAGAATAGATCTTCCGACGGGTGTCCAGCCGGACCTTTGCGTATCGAACCACGCCGAAATCCGTTTGCTCGATAAGCTTAAAGAAATGGATCTCGACATGATTCCCAACGTCGTTTGGATTTATGGCCATAAGCACGTTTGCCCTGAGTGTGCGGAGGCACTCTCTCAGTTTGGCATCAGAGAATTAAGAATAAGACATCACTAACCCCAACCACCAACACCATGACATCAATCACAATAGAAAACCAATACGGCCACTGCGAGGTTAGCATGCCGGACGACGATATGACCATCGACGAGATGATCACATTATTTGAGCAATCATTATCGGGCATAGGCTACCACTGGAACGGAAACATAGAACTCGTAGAGGATTATGATATTACGATCGGCCCCTCAGCACAAAATTAAATTGCTGCCAAGGGATAGCGATGAGCGAAAAAAATGGCCCATCTACTCTGGAGTGCTATCCCCATTCCCCAACGCCATAGCAGCGGTGGCTCGTCAGTCCTATATGGGCAACGAGAAACATTGCGATGCCGACGAGGCTATGCATTGGGAGTTTGATAAATCTAATGACCATCACGATTGTTTGATGCGTCACCTCCTAGAGGAAGATTATGCCGCTGTTGTTTGGCGAGCATTAGCCATCCTGGAAACCAAAATCCAAAACCAAGACAATGAAAACTGAAGACATCACAGACGAACAAGTCAAAGAACGCCTAATCGAAAACACCTTTAACGATCAAACCGTGCTTGAGGTTTTTGCCTACATGAAAAACAGTGTTTACGTGAACTACGCCGCTCAAGTGGCAAAAGAAAAAGTGAACAAAATCTGGGAGAACACCACCGGATCTCAAATTGAGGAGTTGAAACAACAAATGGTCAACCAAGCTAACCTGTCGGATAATGCAGATAAAGGTTGAGTGGGGAGACATCGCCCAGTGGGTTAAGTTTTGGATGTCATCTGATTCTGGGTTGCCACACTCAGAATGCCCAGTGATTGGTGGAATAAAAAATGGTCAGGTTTGGCCCCTAGATCGACAGAAACTAACGATAGGAGTGGATGAGGACACCTACTATTTGCAGGAGGTTGATATCGACGGTGAGATGTTCACGGCGTACAGGTCTGACGGTCTATCCGATAGGGATCACAAAACGATGCTCAAAAGTTGGATCGCTGGACATTACGAAAAAAAGATTGAAGAACTTTTGAAAAAAGAAGTGGAGATTGCTTGACATCCCTATTTCCACACTTTCTAATCCACTCCTATTTATCGTTGTTTAGTCATCATATACGTAGATGTTTTTTGTATTTTCCATCTACTGCAAAGGGGAACCCGTAACCGGGTTCCCCTTTTTTTGTGCAACTGACGATGCTTACTGGCCTGTGGGGAGGTATCGAATCATATCTCTGTCGAGTATTCCGATCCTTTGAAACTCTCGAATCAGAGGGGCATTCGATCGAGTTAAACGATATGGACCATTGGGATCAGTCAACCGTCGGAGGCGTTCCTCCTTGTTCATCTTTCTTAGTAATGAAAGTGAAGATGGAAGTGATGGTCCTTTTCGAAGGGATTTTCTCACCATACGTTTGTGTATGTCTACAAAACTTCTTATCTCTACGGGATTCACCTGTCCTTTCATGGCCTTTATGGCGTCCAGGCGTTCCTTTGGAGTGGATCCCAAGGCTTCGTATTGTTCTGTCTTTGTTACAGGTTCATCATAAGGCATAGGGCTGTAATACCCGGTGATGGTTTCAAATTTATCATTAACAGAAAGTGCTGTTTCATCTAACACGTTTAATGCCTGTTCATCATCCAACCCCAATATCTTTAGGTTTTCATAATGATTGGTAAGCTGCTCCAACACTCCTTCTCTGTCTTGGTTTAGCTTGAAATACTTTCTGTCATATTCTTCCTTGATGTCGTATTTGCGACTAACGCCCAACATGCCCTTAGCGTTATTCAAGGCAGTTGTTTGAGGAGCCATTCTCCTGGCAGCGTCTCTTTCCAGATCAAACTCTTCAAACCTAAATCCAAATAGTCTAGCTGACAAAGCAAGCATCCCCAGTGCGTTTTCTTGCCCTCGTATAGTTTTGTTCCATCGATCAAGTTCTCGCACCACTCCGGGTTCAAATGCTATTTTAATAAACTCCTGCGCGTTGTCTACCAGCCTGTTGGCTACACCCGGTTCCACACTAATTTCTCTACCATTCTGGTCTTTGCCAGATAGCAATGCTGGTGCAGCTTGCAAAAGAAATCCACCCTCTCCCAAAAAATTATCGGCCAACAATTTTGGTAAAACCTCCATTCCCTTTTCATCCAAACCAGCTCTCATAGCTGAATACAAAAGCGTTTGAGGAACAAGATATTCTGAGTCAAAGTATTTACCAGTTTTGCCATCCTCATTCATTAAGACTACCATGCGTTTCCCCTTGTGCCAGGACTTAGCAATAGTCTCGTTAAATGCAGTCTTCTCGTTTTCGTTCAAATCTTTGTAGTTACCAAAGGCCGAAAGTTGGCTGGCGTTACTGGTTATAACATCAATCATTGCACCACCACCGCCAACAACCACACCCAATGCGGCGGCTCTTTTTAGTCCAAGGATTTTTAATCCCCTTACCGACTGGTCGTTTAGCTTTATGTCAGAAAGTCCTATTTCCCTCATAAGCCCATTTGGATTTTTAATCATTTTTTGGGCAANCCTTCCTTGGTTGTACATATTCCGCATCAGTTCTGCCGTAAAGTTGATGAAAGGATTTGCTATACCTAGCTGCGATAGCTTCTTTAAAAGCTCTGGAACCTTGTCGTAGTTCTGGAAGGTGTCATTGACTATCCTTGCAGCAGCCTTCTCAAGCTTTCCTATGTTTGCTTCTTCCGCTAGTTCTGGAATGGCCTTTATCAATTGCTTCTGTGTACCCTTCCAGGACACATAACGCATAGTTACATCACCCACGTTATACACCTTGCTAAAAGGTGCTGCAATGGCCTGTACCACGTTTCCAAGCAATCCACCCTTACCAGCTCTACGCAACTCACTGGTTAATACATTACCACTTCCAAGACCCAATTCTTCAAACCTGTTTTTCTCTCGATTGAAAGCGGTCCTGGCCTCACCCTTACCATAGAGAGCTTTTCGTATTCCCCCAAATTCGGAAAAGGCTAGTCCGAAACCTCTCCTCATATTACTAAATGGATTGATACCAGATGCAGCAACAGACGCAAAGTTACCTATCAGATTGGGTGCATATGATGCTGGATTGAAAAGTGTTTTAGATATTTTAGTCAGACCAGTTAGTGCAGACATGTTATCCAAAACAAATTTACCAACAGCGTTATTCATTAACACACCAGAATCTGAATAGAATATGTCTTGCAACCCTTCGTTTACTTCTTTCGGAACCAGTAGCTTACTGGCAGATTCTTTGCCTAAAGAAGTTTGCGTTAGTAGAGGTTGAAGATCGAGATTGGCTGCGGTACTAGATTTTTTTTGTATGTTAAGCGCTTGTTGAATCTTTGGATCACTAAAAATTGCAATAAGCTTTTCGTCTGCCTTTAACGCATTGGTTAGTCTGGCAGATTTTGCTATAGTTTGACGCATAGTTTCTGCTGGGTCTTTTATTTCCCCCAAAAACTCTTTCATCTTTGGACCATACTCTGTCTTTCCAGCCAAGATACCCTCGGCTTGGAATGTCATTTCATTAGCGTCCTGAATCCGTTTCGCCCTCTGAGAAGGGTTGTTCATTTCTTTAGCCGAATATTCCAGACGGCGTTTCATTTCTTCTGTAGCCTGTTTTCTAGCAGCCCTCCTTGCTCCCCCCTTTGTCTTGTATCTTTTTTCACCGTTGGGAAGCTGAGTGTTTATGTTCTTTGCGGTGAGGCGTTCAATCTCTTCGCTTAAAGCTTCCATTCGGAGCTTGCCTTTGTCTGGGGTGAACGAGGCATCTTCATAAAACCTGTAAGTTTTTGTGACATAGTTTTTTTCTTTTATACTTTTCTCAAAAACTTCTCGTAACTGACCAGATATTTTATTATTTAGTTTAAATCCTTTAGATCCAACCAACCCAAGAAGATCATACTGAAGGTCTTGAACGGCACCTCTCCACTCAAACAAATCTTTTTTTACACCGTCAAAGAACTTGGGGTTTATATTATTTACATCATTTAATACAAAATTGTTTATATCATCTATTAGGCTTTCTCTATCAGCAACAGACAACTCTGCTTTGCTCAATGCCTTATCGACCGACTCACTTGTCCTGGCTGCTATGGCATCATACTTTTTAACCTTATGTCCCTGTTCTTCAAGAAGGGCTACTATTTCCTTGGGTATGCTAGCGGATGGTCTTACAAATCTTATAAACCTTTCTCCAAGTTTTTTAGCTCTTGGAAGTTTTTCTCCCAACTTACGCATGGCTCCACCAAATCCAGAGGTGGCCTTCGGTAAGTTTAGTGCGGCTTGTGCTGCTTGAAGTGCTTCATATGTTTCTACGCTATCTTCTGTTATTTGAGACGTATGTGCTTTTACCCTTTGCGAATAATCTGATTTGGCAGAACTGAAGGCGTTCTTAATGTCTTTCTTAAATGCGATGGCTTTAGGGTCTGACTTGCTTGTAAACAACTTAGCCCCCTTTAGTTCACTAAGTGCCGTTATTGGTGGCCTTTTTATAACAGTTCTTCCCGATTGTTCTCTAATGATCCTATCACTTATTTTGGGATCCCTGACCCCACTCGCACCGTCTATAAAACGATCAATGGTAAAGTCGATATCATCTCCCAACGTCTTGGATATGTCTTCAGAAAACCTATCTATGATATTATCGTTTATACCTAATTTAGGTTTGTTGAGGTTGTTGACAATCTTTCTGGATATAAATTTAGATCTTCCTTCTATTCCATCAGCGGGAGTTCCAACTTCACCAAAAAGATCATTCATGTCTTTTTGAAGTTCTTCCCTGTACTTAGGGTTTTTCGCTGCTTTCTCATCAACCTCCGCAGGGGTCATCTTAGAAATTTTGTTGAACAAACCTTTCTGGGCAGCAATACCAATTCCGGTACCTGCCGCTGCACCAAACCCAGCACCAAAGGTGGCGCTAGTTAAATACTCTTCAAAGGTAGGAAACCTGCCCTCATCTACGGCGGTTTGTATTGTGCGTTCCCCGGCGGCTATGCCTCCACTACGGATGGCTTCAGTTCTTGCAAATCGTGCAAGTTGAGGAATGGCTAGTCTTCCTGTTGCGGTGGCGGCCAACTTGCCAGCACCTGGTATGATATTCAACGCACCAGAACCCAGCATTTGTCCCAGAGAAAATTCATTACCTATGGTTTTTTGTGCAAGATAGTTTGAGAACATCCCGCCAGTAAAACTTAATACTGGGTAGGACAATCCAAACGTATAGGGTGCTAGTACAGCACCAGCGGCCTGAGAAGCTACACCGCCAGTGACATCAATACCCATGCCAAGGCCATATCGGCCAAGGCCAGGTCCGTCATCTACTGGCATGCCAGACATGCCTGTGCTTTGACGCTGCTCTTGTTCTTCTCTAGTAATATATTGCCTACTCAGAGCCATAAGATTTTATAATAGAAAGTGCTGTTTCGTCTAACGCATTTAATGGTACCGAAGATGATGCAGCTCTCAACGATTCACCTCTAATGCGTTCTTGGTTGGAGCGGGTTCTTGCCTTGATACCTCTTAGAGAAACATTCCTTTTTTGCTTTTCATCCCTAAGTCTTTTTGCTTCCTTACGGTCCTTAGACTCTTGAACCAAAAGGTTTTTAATTTCTGAAAAGTCATCTTCTGACAGTCCAGTATTTCGGGATCTATATACAGAGATAGCTTGCTCTAGCTCATCCATACTCAAATCACCTGTGCGAGATATTATGTTTGTGAGATTAGATAGTGACTCCGCTACGTCTAATGCGTTTTTGGTTGGAGCGGGTGCCTCTGGATCCGTAACGGGTGTCTCATCCGATGCAGCGGGATCGAATAGAATCCCACTTTCATCTGGGATAGAAGATGCTTGCTTACGAATCGTAGCCATTCCCTCCTGGTGTTTTTCTGGGCTTATTTCACCTTTTTCCAGTCGAGCGTCAAGTGCAGCCATTGCACTCCGAACTCCTGTAGAAAATTCATTTCCAGACTTAGCGGATTCAATTATTTGAAAACCCCTTCCAGTGTCTATAGCATATCCAAGAATCTCCCCAGAACCATCAGGGTTTAACATTGGAATTGGTGTAGGTGCTGTGGGATTTTGCTCTTTCCAAACAGAAATAACCTTACCTTGTTGATCAACCGTCATTTCACCGAAGTTGGGAACTTCATCAAGACTCTTAATTTTTCCACTTACTACTCCGGCAATTGTTTGAGATGCAAGTTTTTCTGACCCTATCTCTTCTATAGTTGCGCCTGTCAACGCCTTTTGTGACTTAAGATTTTCGCTAACCACTTGAGCATCTAAACCAGTTCTGGATGATATAGTATTAGCAAGGGTG